TGCGCAAGACGCATCCGGTTGGCAGCATTTCCTAAAGACTCACCAAACGATCCGCTCCTTGTTGGAGCAAGGAAACCCTCAGCCAACGCAAGCATCTGAGGATCAAAGAACTGCTTATTCCTTGCTTCGTAGGCGCGTGACAGCCTTTCCAAAGCAGACTCTGCGCTCTGAATCGCCTCGGGGTTGTCCCCAATATATCCTAATCCGCCTTTAGGTTCTGCCATAATTTAACAAGCCATTTGTTTGGTTTAAATTTAAAACGAAAGGCTATTACGGAGCCAATTCACTATCAACTGGCGAAGAAGGATAACCACTTGTATTGAAATACTTTGAAAAATCAGTTTTAGTAAGATCTTTAAGTCCGCTGCCAAGCCAATTTAAGAATTGATCTCCGGTTGACCCTGCCTTGGTCGCACCAAGCATCGAGCCAATACCCAAGATGTTTGCCAGATCAGACGTGCCGTAAGAGCCAGCATCAGGGCCAACAAACTTAACCGTCTGATCCGTTGGCAAAGTGTAACCACGCAATAGGTCAGATGCGTTCTTGGCGTTGAGCGCCGGAGCATCCAAAATGCTCTGCTGGTACTTCTGCAACTCCCCGCCGGCCTTCGTTAGAGCACCAGCACCAGTAAGACCAAGTTCCTGCTCCTGCGCAGCAAGTTTGCCTTGCGTCATCGCCGCTTGGTTCTGCAACTCAGACTGTGCCCTAGCGGCGTTCACAGCGTCCTTATAAGCCGATGAGAGAGCCCCGTACTGCTTACCCGTCAGATCAGACTGGAAGTCCGCTGCGGTCTGTCCAAGGGCGTTTGCGTACCGCTGGCCACCAATTCCGCCAGTGCCGACAAACTGCCCAGAAAGACCGGGCATAATGTTTCGTTGGAAGTTCTGGTTTCCAAGCCGAGCCATCTCGTTAACCACTTGGTTCCTGTACGGATCCATGTAGGCTTGGATGTTGCCGTAATTTATGCCTTGAGCAGCCTGATCTGCTGTGGTTTGAGCATTTGTCAGACCCGGAACGTAAGACCCGGCGGCAGTCTCAATCTGACCATACCCTTTGGTCTGCAGCGGATCCAATCCGGCAACCGACTCTGCGCCAGTCCGAGCAATGTTGGTCCTTGCCGCAGTCCCTAATACCTTGGCTGTATCGGTATACCAAGTCGGCGCGTTCTGGACCGTCGTCGTGGTCTTAGTTACATCGGGTAACGGCGACCCTTGGGTGAAAGCCATAATTACTTCCTTTTGCTAATGTAATCCAACGGCGACTTGGCCGGTGGCGGCAGTGACTTAGGGTGCCCCTTACGAGCCCGTGCTCGGATCGAGTGCATCATTTCGTAAAGCGCATCAGATCCGGCCTTCGTTGATCCGTTACCAAGAGCCGCTACAACGTCCGCAGGGATCACAAATTCTCCGTCAGCAAGCATCGCAGGTATATCGTCAGACTGACCATCTCCGGCCCCGGTAACGGCATCACCCCGACGGAAGTCCACTCGCATCTTGCCTGCGTGGTGTACCACATTTAGACCTCCACTGGCAAACTTTCCGTACCGGGTTGTTCCTCCAGCAGCCATCAAAGGAGTCATCAACCCCCCGGCTTTTGCGGTCTGTTCTACCTGCTCGTCATCTTGGTCACCTACCCCAAAAATGTCATTCAGGTCGGTTTGTTTGCCGTAGGCGTAAGGAGAAGCCTGCATAAGTGCCCCCTCGGGCTGTTGTTGCTGTGGGACGTACTGGTTGCTTTGAACCATTCTTGAAAACGCTTCAAGCGGACTGACAAAACCAGACTTACCGCCAATTATAGCCGCTGTGATTGCAGGAATTTCGTTATTTGATGAGGGTTTTGATGGCGGATTGACAAACTGCATTGCCCTCTGCATCGAGGCGTTTGTCTGAGCCTGATCCTCTGAGGCCTTCCTTTGCGCGGCCTCCTCAGCAATCGCTTTGTTCTGGGCATCAATTTGCGCTTTCAACAATTCCAATTCTGGATTTGTTGCCGGCGTTCCGGGTGGCGTGGTACCTGTAGGCGGGGTAGTTGTTGGGCCTGTCGCAGGAGGATTGGTTGTAACAGTTGTGCCACCAGCGGGAGGCTTGGTTGTGTCACTGAGGTCTAGGATGAGTTTTGTGCTTACGTTTGGATTAGTGTTTACATTTGTATTTAAGTTTGTACCTATGTTTGGGTTTGTCCCAACAGTAGATGTATTAACACCAGTTGCCGCTGCTTGTTGAGCGGCAAGTTGTCTATCAATTAATGCTTGAATATCTTTATTTTTTTGCGCGGAATACGCCACCTTATCTGCTATTTGTTGATCGGCAAGTTGTCTATCAATTAATGCTTGAATATCTTTATTTTTTTGCGCGGAATACGCCACCTTCTCTGCTATTGTCAAATCCGTATTTGATGAGCTTTTGTCTGCAGTATTATTTACGTATTGATTATCACTCAATATTAAAGAAGTACCTGTTTTGCTAGGCACTAAATTAGAATCGGTAGTTGTTAATTTGTTCCCTGTGTCAGTTTTGTTTTTATTATCATTTGATAGTATAAGACTACCGGTGTTGCTAGGCGCTTGATTGACGTTGGAGAGTATTAAACTTGTGCCGGCCTTGGTTGCCGCGTCGTTTGCGACAGCGGTTGCGGTATTAGTGCCTGCGCCGACGGATGTTGCCCCATTCACCGCACCATTGACAGCCGCGTTAGTGTCTCCGCCAGCCTTGACCGCTCCAGTCACTGCACCGTCAACCGCAGCGTTAGTGCTGGCTCCGTTGTTGACGGCCGTGGTTACTGCCGCATTAGTGGCCGCCGCAGAATCAACACCGCTTTTCACCGCATTAGCGGCGTTTGTAGCAGCGCTATCAGTAGAAACAGTATCGGTTACAGACGCAGTTGTTAGATTGGTGCCTGTGGTTGCTCCGCTAGTTGCCTTGGTACCACCAGCAGGAATAGTCAACGCATCAACAGCATTCTGCTGGCCGCCAAGCGCCTGACTAAGAGCAGTAAGATTTACATCACTGGCAGGGATGCCCATTGACGATAAGACCGACTTGGTTGCATCAAAAGGGCTTGCACCTCCTTGGATTTTTGCAGCCACCGAGTTGTCAAAGAATGTCTGGTTCGCAACTTGGCTTGCCGTCGCATCAGCAAGTTGGGTATATATCGGGTCGCCTTCCGCGCCGTTTATAACATCATCGCCACGAATAGTAAGATTTGGAGTTGAATCAACCACCGCTGGTTTAGTAGTAGGCTGATTACCCGAGATTATGACGTTGAAATCTTGACCTACGGCTTCGGGGCTATTCACATTTCCGGCACCCCGAACGATACCCATCGCAACCAAATCGGTCGTTCGCATCGTGTCGAGTTCATCGGGAGTGAAATCTCTAGTACCTGTGCGACCAGATACTTGGCTGAACAACGAGGGGCTCTTTTGCGCGAGCTCTGCGGCCTCCTCGACGGTAATTCCCAACCGGCCAGCAACGTTGATAACATCTGCCGTAACCGGAACTGTTGACTCTTCTGCACCGTACGGGTTAGTGGTTGGCGTAGTCGTCCCGGTGTTGGGATACCGAGCGCCTGCGGTCTCCGGATAAGGACTTGTGGTGTCCACAGCAGGACGTATCGTCGTTGTGATTTTGGTCGCAGGATTCGCTTTTGTCGTGTTATATCCGCCGACTCCGGGATCATAGGTCCCGAAATTTGCTGGTGCACCATTGGTAGCAATATTCTGTACTTTAGCCAGTGGGAGTGGGTCACCAGCGAGAAACGCCGTTGGAGCGACTCCGATCATCGCACCTAAAGTACCCAGCGCAGACATCACATTCTGGTTTACCGCTGCGGCTTGTCGAATAGCATTTTGTCCCGCCGGAGTTTGAGCAAGACGCGCAAGCAATACAGCGGTCTCAGCGGCTGCAGCACCTGCCACGGCCGCACCCCCCGGGGTTAGAAGAGGAACTAACGCGGGGGCAAAAGCCTCAGGGTCACCCCCAGCGGCAAGCGTAATTTGATCAATGATCGACTGAGCTTCTGGAGATAAGTTTCGTTGAGCTTCAATATTACTAGCCAGAATATCGGCTATACCGCTGTCTCCAGTACCAGAGATATTTGGACCTATAGTGGTATTCGCGTCTGTGTACTTAACATTCCCGGTTGTAATATTGTTATCGTCAGTAGTTTTTGGTTCTGCTACTGTTATAGACTCTTCGTCAGAAACTTGCTGGTTACCAAGAGGAATCTCGCTACTAGGATTTTTTTGTTGATAATCTATAAATTGTTTGCCAAGGCCTATTAAGTCACCAGTTGATACAGGTTGACCAGTAATAGCCGACATAGCCCCTAATTGAGCAGCTTGACCAAGAACTGGATTTTTTGTTGTATTAGCAACCGTCTGGTTAACAAGGGTAGTAACACCAGCAGCGCCACCAGATATAATTGCTCTTTCAATATCTCCGGTTTCAGCAAGAGCATTTATAGAAGAATTGACCGCGTTAGCATATGCTCGGTTGCCAGTTGCATCAAAAACAGACTTGCCAGCAGCAGAGGCAAGCGCACTAACTCCACCAAGAGCAGCAAACTTCAACGGGTCTTTGTCGTATATGGCAGCAGTAATGCCGCTCACCGCAGCACTACCGGCAACATCAGCAGCAAGACCAGTAACCGCTTGATTCGTTAGATTAGAGACCGCTTGTCCTACCGCGCTAGAAGACAACCCCGCAGCCACATCGGCTGGAAGCGTAGCCGCACCAGAGGTAGCAAAGTCTGATCCAACTAGGTCTGCACCAGCAGCAAGCTCCTTGACCGCAGCAGGGATAAGGTATGGGGCGGCAACCTCAAGAGCATCCCCGATGTTTTCAATGTTACCCGCGCCAGCTTGAAGGGCTACATTGCCAGCAGCCAAGGCGAGAGGAGGAACACCAGCAAACGCCAAAATCCCACTAGCAAAAGACAGAGCTGGACCAAAGTCTTCTACAAACGCCCCTAAACCAGACTTGCTGTAGTGCTGAACCGGAACAACAATTGTCGAGCCGTCAGCCTGTTGAACTGGCTGGAGGTTATAATTGCTATACCCGTCACCCCTGCCTTCAGACGCAAATTTGTACTCTGGGATTAATATGGAAGGGTTGTTGTTGTTAAAGTATTCTTTGTAAACTCTGCTTACATTTTCGTAACCAGCAATATATTCACTCTCCCCGGTCGATATTGTTATTGGGACCATTTCTGAATAAGGAATCTCCCTTACACCAATGTCGGCAAGACTCGTAATGCCATAATCTTGTGAAAGAGATCTGGCAATGTTCTCCATGTGCGTTTCAGCGGATAAAGGAGATCTACGCTTGTAAACGTCTGTCTGACCCTGAATGGCCTGCATCTGCCGGAGAAGGGTGCCATAGGGGTCCGCTCTAGCCGCTTTTTCAGCCGCAACTTTCTCTAGGTGTCTATCAAGATTTGCTTGATAGAAAGCATCTTCTGCAAGTCTTTTACGCTTTGTTTCAGCATAAATTGGAGCTGCCTCTTCAGCCTCTTGTCTTCTAGTATCAGCCGCTGATTCAGCCATCAATTGTGGTAGCAATTTAATGTAATCTTCAGCTCTCCTACGACCTTCTTCTAAATCTCTTTGAATCGCAGCAGCTTCTTCTAGGGCTCTTTTATTATTTGCTTCGTAGAAAGCCTCTTCTTCAAGTCTTTTACGCTTTGTTTCAGCATAAACTCTAGCTGTCTCTTCAGCTATTTTCCTTTCATTAGCAGCTTCTGTTTCAGCCATCCCTTGTAATAGCATTTGCCTGTGAATTTCAGCTCTATTACGATCTTCTTCCATCTGTCTTTGAATCGCAGCATATTCCTCTGGGCTTAAAGACATTTTTTTCTCCGAGCTGCATATTCTTTACTAAGGAACGGAATCCACCCATAATTAGGGTTGCACGTACCCAGTGAATTGGCTTCACGTGGATATATCCACTTAGCGCGCCCATTTCCCATATCCATTAAAGGCATGGCTACTTCCTTTTAACCTGCTGCAGGGTTTACTGTTCCAAGCAACGCGGCAGCCCAGTCGTACCAGTTCTCGAAGTTGTCCGTGTGAGGTATCGCTTCGTTAGAGAACACATCAATCGCGTTGATACCGTTACCCCAAGCCTTCCAATCAGTAAACTGAGTCGGGATCTCTAACTGCTGCGCCGCATATTGCTCACACATTAACGCAGCCCAAGACTCAAACGTATGGTATCGCGGGTCGTAAACTAGCGCTTGAGCCATTAGTACGGCCTCACATCGCCAATCGTCGCACTCAACAGAAGTTTGCCCAATTGGTAGTTGCCACCAGCTACGTTAGACCTAAATCTCAAACGTAGTTCTCGGCGCTGCTCCCTCATGTCTACCTTTCCAACATCTGGACCAAACGTATACGGATATGAATCAACATCCTGCCCCTGCGCAAACGGCCTGCCAGTAACTACTACCGTCATATCCCCTTCCTGAATAAAATCAGGCTCAATCCTCTCTAACCTCAACCAACGATTTTCACCAACCATAGTTGTTTCCGGAGGGCCGCCAGCTACCCAACCTAAATCGTTTGTTTCAAAGTAAGAGTCAATCGCAAAGACATTCTGACCAGCAATTGCATCAGTCCCAACATCGTGCTGCCACATTGAAATCAGTTCGGCCGGCGTGCTAAACGTCAGGGTCTGCGTTCCAGCCCCAGAAGCAGCCGTAGAAAGCCTAATGGTCTGGGCATAGATTGCCGTCACCGGGATAGAAAACCCTGCGCCTGACCCGCCAAGATTAGTGTTCGATGCGCTCAGAGTGTTCCCAATAACATACCCAGCACCACGCAACGTAATAGTCACCGATGTTACCGCACCCCCACTGACAACAATCGTGGCCGTTGCGTTAGCCCCGCTCCCACCCGTTAACGGAACATTGTTGTACGTTGCGTTAACGTAGCCAGACCCGCCGGTTACAGATCCAAGGGTTTGGATCGCGCTCGATGTAACGGAAATGACCTTTGTTCCAGCAACAATGTTCGTCCCGGACACAACTTGATTCACCTCAACTTGAGTGTTAAACGATGCCAAGTTGATAAACACACTTCCACTCTCAGTCGTCATAGACTGCGTGAACACGGTTGTTGAGTCCGTTGCTTCCCACCCGGCCATTACCGGTTGAGCTAAAACCTGAGAGAAGTACCCAGCAGATCTACGCGCCCCTAAAGCCTCACCAGCGTCATACCAGACGTTCTCACGCACGTTGTAGATGATGGCGTCAGTGCATTCAGTAGCATTGCCGCGAGGGTAGAACCACCAGATCTCACCATAACGAGGCACCTTCGTAACCCACACCTTCTGACGCTGGTTGTAGTTCAGGTTGTCAAAAAAGTAGTTTTGGTTGAACGAATTCGGAATCTCTTTGACCGTACCGTTGTACAACAAGAACCGGTCAACACCGCACCAATAGTAGACGCCATCGTACTCAATTGCGGATTGGCTCGATAAGATCGACGATTGACTAGAGATGATGTCGTACCGCCAGAATTGCGGTGGAGTTCCTGAGCCGCCGATATACGACACGCGAATCAAACTATCAAGGCTCCAGAACAACCCAGAAGGCGCGTTCGATCCACCCCTCACTGGTAACCCTTGGACAATCTTACCGGTGGCCACATTGACCTCGTTAGCGTCCGAAGAGATCCAATCCTTAGAGTTTCCTGCAGCGCAGTTTTTGATCAACCCATTGTTGCCGTAAACAAAGACATATGGGTGCAACGTAACAACTCCGCCTGAGACAGATACGTTATTGTTAAACGTCAGTGTTGAGTTTCCGCTTGCGGTGGCCGCAGCCGACAACGTCACCTTCTGGTAGTTCCCGATCGTAAAAACTAACCCGGTTGTTGTTCCCGCCGTGGTCACAATCGCGCCACCACCGGACGTAGCCGACAGAGTGAACGTAGTCGCGTAGTTAGTGGCAATAATGTAGTACGTCACGCCAGAAGTAACGCCCGTCGCCGTTCCCGTGTTTGTTCCACTAACGGTCACGCTTTGACCGATATACAAACCGGACGTTGAAGTACAAGAACACTGCCCTGCAGTTCCCGTAACGGCAACACCGCCTAACGCACCATTGTCCAACACCGCAGAAACAACGGTAGCCCCAGAAGGGATTCCTGTGCCAGTAACTGTTTGCCCCGCTCCAACCAATAAATTAGTCGTTGGAATAGTAATTGCAGTTGTACTGTTCAGATAGACGTTAGCATCAGTAAAGGTCCCAATTTGGGACAAGCTCGTACCATTAATATCGCCAATCAAGACTGGCGTATTTGCAATCGCATCAGTCTGCGCAAGGTTCTGGCCGGGGTGCGCCAAAATTGAAGCAACCCCAGATCCACTTACGTCGTAAACACCATCAAACTGCCAAAGGTTTAAGTCGCTGGCTGTGAAGTTGCTCAGGGTGTAGTTTGTTACCCCAGCGCCCACCCCGTTGTTGTCAACCGAAAGCGACTGCAGACCGTTGTTGTATCCACTGAAAATCTGGTTGAAACCGTTGTTCGGGTTCACCCAAACCCCACGGGACGGTCCGATCAGTTGATCAGAAATGACCGCATAACCACCGATTTTTCTTGGCCTGCCGCGCTGGAATCTGACCCACCGGCCATCATTGTAGGAAATGCGGTCAAAAACCGTTCCATCCCTCTGGATACCGGGCTTGGTGTCTAACTGAAAAACCTTGGCGGTCATTAAAAAGTACCGCTTTGAATACCATTCACGTCAAGCCAGAACTTTTGTGTTCCAAGAATTGAAATTCCGAACACTCCAGATGTCGGCCTAAATATCCCGGTCGTGCCTTCTGCGGAGAACCCTAAGGAAGGGGCTCCAGCAGATCCGTTGGCTAATGCAAGGGTACTGGCCCCGGCGGCAATCGTTGATGCGTTGTAGAGGTTCACAGAGTCGCACAAGAGGATCACCTGCTGTCCTGCAGGAACCACCGCCGTCGCACCACCCGCCACACCCGTTTGGAACGTAATCGTGTACGCCCCAGTTGTCTGATTAGTAATGTAATAGACCTGAATCGTCTGCGGCAGGTTAACTACTACGTTACCGGTCAGCGCCCCCGTGTACTTCTGAATGACGTTAGCCGCCTCGGAAGAAGTAAGCGTGTACGGCGACCCAGCAAAAGTCACCGCCTTCGTCAACTGCGTAAAGTTAAACTGCGTACTCTTCCCTAGACCAACCGAGTAGAACGCCGTCCCTGAACTGGAAATCAGACAAGAGTCAGCCGGCTGCAGATCAAGAGAGGCCGATCCGTTAATCAGATCACCGCCGCTAGGCGTTAATGCCAACGTCCCGGTTCCGTTGTTGCGGACCAAGAAGAACCAATCATTGCCAAGCGTTGACGCAGAAGTCAACGTCAAGGTCCCAGAACCACCCGTCCATACGTAAGTATTGGCCCGATCGGCAGCAACCGCAGTGTAATTTGAAGAGAACGTCGTTACAGGCTGGGACTGATTTAACGTGGCACCAATCGCCGTAAGGCCGTATCCAGCAAGCGTCGCAGCATTAGAGTTAGTTGTCGTTGAACCGAACGCTATAACGCCCCACGTCCCCGTTGTATTGGCGTTTGACGTGATAAATATGTACTGCGCACTTCCACCCGTTGAAGGGATCGAGACGATCGTGCTGGCCCCGCCAAAAGACTTGACCGTCAGCGTAACTCCACCGGTGTTGTAGATCAGCGCATCCTGACCTACGGACGCCTGATTAGCCGGTGGCATCCACAACTCATATGCCGTGCTAGTCGTACTGACCTGCATCACCCTCGCGGCGACGTAGTCCGTGTCGTTACCGTTGAGCGGCCATTCGAGCTGAATGGTCCCCGTAGTTAAAGCGTAGGAGGCAAAGGAGACAGCGGTTGGCTGTATTACGTTGTCCGTGAACGGGCTGTTGTAACTCATGAGTCTTTCACTAAGGTTTGACGATCACCAACCCGAGTCAAATCCTCCTGCTTGAGGAGCGCAATCGACTTGTCGTACATTGACTGCCACACCGGTATTCTCTCATCGTTCTTCAGAAACGGCATGGCCTGCAGGAGACTTCCATAAAGCAAAGCCTGAGGAGCGTACTGCGTAAACCAGTTGGACTGATTGGCCGAATCTAACGGTTGATTGCGTTCGTAATACAGCACCTGAAACGAGTACGCCGCTGCAGGGGTCGGAGCTACAAGCCAGTGGGTGTAATCGTAATCACAGTAGAACGCAGGCAGTCCAGTCTGAGTGTCGTCTGGCCAATACTCTCGTAGGTACTCATACTTGCGAAGAAACACCGGATAGCGCTCGCCACCCGTCGTGACGTTAAACGATACCGTCTTTCTCCATCTTGCCGGCTTGTCTAACACAGGATCGTTTGCCGTCATGGTCCCATCAGCAACAGTCAAGTTACCAAGGAACTTAATCTCAGACGCAATGACCTGCTCCGCAAACATAATGAACTGCGGGATCTTGTCTAACGTCGCCTGATCATTGCGCTCAAGGTAAGTCGAGATGTCGTCCACAAGAGACGAATACGTCATGACTGCCGCAACCGTCATTTTGCTGCCACCCCTTTGGATTTCTCAAAAGACCTCATGCCGCCAAAACCGAGCAAACCAGCAAGAAGCGTCATTAACTGCTCAACGTCTAGGTCAGGCGGAGCGTGCAGTTCTTTTGGAATTATATCGACTCCCTGACCGAAAGCCCAGAGCCATTGCATCAAAGGGTATCCAAGAAATTGGTAAGCCAGACCCAAAACCCCAATCCAGCCCACAGCAGGACGCCAACCAGAGACAAATAGGCTAGATGAACCGGCTTCAATCTTATTGATCTCAACCTGTGCAAGATCAGTGGCTTGGTCAATCTTCTTCTCTTCCAAGTCCAGCTTGCGGTCTTCCAACGCCATTTGAAGGCGCTCTTTGTCCGTTGTGACCAACGAGTCCGCGACCTTGCCAACGCCTTCAATGATGCTTCCTATACCAATCAAATCCATTACTTTAGTCCTTGCAGGGGGATAAAGCCGCCCAACGCAAATTCTTCAGCCACAAGATCCCGTAGATCTTTTGCGTTTTCTTTTGACTCAAACAAGCCGAGATAGTAGTGCCGACCGTTTCTTTTTATTTGAGCCATCCACTTTCCTGCTTTTGCGTGCCAAGACACGCCTTCCAAACCAGACGTGTTGTGTGAACGCATACCCATATTGACGTTGTTGTCGGCGTAAGACACATCCCGCAAATTTTGCAGCCGGTTATCGGTTTTGTCCCTGTTGATGTGATCAATCGTTTGCGTGGGCCAACTACCATGCGTCAAAAACCACGCTAGACGATGGGCGTACAATTGAATCCCACAAACGCACACACACAAGTAACCGTTTGATTTGTCCAAAGAACCTTTTGTTACGGTTCCTTTTTTTGCGCCCTTGCCGCTACCGATCAAACGAACAAACTCTCCGGTATTCGGATTGTAAGAAATTGCTCTAGCCGCTTCTGCGTAGTTTATGGTTTTCATTTGAGTCCGTTAAGCGTTCTTTGAATCCAACCTAATAAAAATTTAGATTGAGACCGATCCTTGTTGCAGATCTGCGCGTACCTGCTGATTTTGGCAAGGGCGTAGGCTGGCAAAAACTTCTCCGCAGTACAGATATTCAACCGTTCGATGGTTTTTGGTCCGATTGCGCCGTCTGGGGTGACTCCGACGATGAGCTGGGCAAGTTTGATGGCAACTCCGGTTCCGGTGTTGACGCCAAAGTTGAAGATAGTCTCGGCAATAGCTTGGTTCGTAAGGTCATCACCTCGGACACGATCCCAGAAATTAGACTTGTAAAACTCACGAACCAAAGGAGTAGCCGATCCGAAATCCTTGCGATCAATAAATTGCCATCCTGCCCAGTCTGGATTTGGCTTTCTTGCGATTCCTGCATAGGTCTGCCCTCCCCGGTCGCCCGGAATGTCAGTTAATTGGTATCCACCTTCGTCGTGAATCATCTTCTCAAACGCAGGTCCGAAATCAGCCATTGTGTGGCCTCTTATTGATTAGATCGAATAGTGTCTTGACCTTCTCTTCAAGCACCGCAACCCGAAGGTCAAGTTTCGCCAGAACAACAATCAGCGTAATCAAAGCAAGGATTGCCGGGGAAGCCTTGAGGATAATTTCAAATACTTCCATTTACAGACCAAACATTTTTTTGACAAACTCAGCCGCAACGCCGGGTCCAAACAAAACCGCAGCAATCACACCATACAGAAGGTACTCAATCTTAGTCATCCGCTTGTCGCCAGAAGACAACGTACTAGATATGTGGTTGTAACGCTCGGCACAAATTGCCTCGTGCACCGCTAGTTTGGTCTCAACATTGTCCATGATCCATTACTTCCTTGCCATGCGATCTTCGATAATGCTTATGTGCTTCTGGTTGTCGTGAATCATGTCACGGTTGCGCTGGATTTCTTTCTCAAGGTCTTGCCTGAGTTTCTCTCTGGCAAGTTCAGCACCACTGTTGGTTGCTTGCTTGTTGTCGCTTGTGACCACAAGACTAATCTTGGCGTTGAGTACCGTCACATCGTGCGTCAGTTTGTCGAGCGCAGTCATCAGGTACACAACGCAGGTAAAGAGAATAGGAAGCACGGCAAAAGCAGTCTTCTCAATTAGTTGGCTCTTGGCTTCCAGTTTTTCGGTCATATTGTTGTGACAGAGGAGGTTAGAGATGTTGCAGCGTCAGTGAGTGTGGTTGCTACGTCGGACAGGGTGGATGTTGCACTGGTAAGAGAAGTGGCTGCGTCAGTAAGGGATGTTGCGGCATCGGTAAGTGAAGATGCGGCATAAGTAAAAGAGTAACCACCAACAGTGTACGTCCCTGTTAAAGAACCATCACCGGGGAGTTTTGCAAAAAGAAAATCATTATTGCCGCTTGCGTCTGAAAACCCACAAACATAAACATTGCCAGCGGAATCTACTGCGACCGATTGGCCAGCATCCTCTCCACTTCCACCCAAGCGTCGTTGCCACTGAATAGTTCCAGACGTATTATATTTGGCTATTTGTAAATCATTAGTGCCGCTTGCACCTGATTGTCCACAAACATAAACATTGCCAGAAGAATCTACTGCGACTGAATTGGCACCATCAAATCCACTGCTGCCTAAACGTCTTTGCCACTGAATAGTCCCAGAAGTATTGTATTTGGCTATTTGAAAATCAATTGAGCCACTTTCGCTTGAAAGACCACAAACATAGACATTACCAGAGGAATCTACTGCGACTGAACGGCCCTCATCACTTCCACTACCGCCTAGGCGTCTTTGCCATTGAATAGTTCCAGAAGTATCGTACTTGGCTATTTGGAAATCATTGTTGGCCCCAGCTGGTGAGTACCCACAAACATAAACATTACCAGAAGAATCTACTGCAACTGAATAGCCAATATCAGTTGCACTACTACCCAAGCGTCTTTGCCACTGAATAGTTCCAGAAGTATTGTACTTGGCTATTTGAAACTCAATTGAGCCACTTTCGTTTGAATACCCGCAAACATAAACATTACCAGAAGAATCTACTGCGACTGAAAGTCCAACATCATTTCCACTGCCGCCTAAACGTCTTTGCCACTGAATCGTTCCAGAAGTATTATATTTAGCTATTTGAAAATCTTGAGTGCCGCTTTCGCTTGAAACCCCGCAAACATAAACATTGTTAGATGGGTCTACTGCGACTGAATAGCCAACATCACTTGAAGCTCCTCCCAAAAGTCTTTGCCACTGAATAGTTCCCGAAGTGTTATACTTAGCTATTTGAAAATCAGAAGTACCACTTGCGCTTGATTGCCCACACAGATAAACATTGCCGGAGGAATCTACTGCGACTGAACGACCAAGATCACTTGAGCCGCTACTTAATAGACCAATCCAAAACGGTCCCCCAATCGAAATAGGCCAAGTCCCTGCGCGAATGTACGTTATCGCTTGGTCAAGCGTCCACACGCCAGAGGCGGCAGATGTTGTAGGAACTACGGGGGTCTTGGTGATCAACCCACCGGGGTAGCGTTTAGACATTGGTTATCCGAGGGTCTACAAACGGGCGATTAGCCAATTCAATCTCTTCTGGGGTAGCGTCACGCACTGTCCATGTCCAGTACCAAGTGCCGTCAGTCTGCTGCGGCGCTCCTGCTACACAACGCTGGGTCTTCGGGTCAAACGCTGGCATCTCCACCCACTCAACGTGAGCGTAGTCAGCCATACCAGATGGGTCAAGCTCAATGTCCCCAATGTGCCGGGGAAATTCATTGGTCGATAGTTTGATGTATGAACTCATATTGTTGTAACAGAGGAGGTTAGAGATGATGCAGCATCGGTAAGGGATGACGCTGCGTCGGTGAGGGATGTTACGGTACTGTTGAGTGTGGACGTTCCTGAGGTACGCGTGGATAAAGCGTCCGTGAGTGAAGATGCGGCATAAGTGATTGAAAGGCCACCAACGGTATACGTGCCTGTTAAAGATCCGTTGCCGGGGAGTTTTGCAACAAGAAGACGGATACCGTCGCTTGCATCTAATCTCCCGCAAACATAAACATTACCAGAGGAATCTACTGCTACTGAATAGCCATAATCGCCTAAAGTTCCTCCTAAACGTCTTTGCCACTGAATCGTTCCAGAAGTATCGTACTTGGCTATTTGAAAATTATAATTGACACTTGCGTTTGAATACCCGCAAACATAAACATTACCAGAAGAATCTACGGCTACTGAATTGCCATAATCATCTCCACCACCACCTAAGCGCCTTTGCCACTGAATAGTTCCAGAAGTATCGTACTTGGCTATTTGAAAATCTTCAGTGCCACTTGCGTCTGAATACCCGCACACATACACATTACCGGATGAATCTACTGCAACTGAATTGCCCTCATCGGCGGCGGCGCCGCCGCCTAAACGTCTTTGCCACTGAATAGCTCCAGAAGTAGCGTACTTAGCTATTTGAATCTCATTTCCGCCAAATGCGTCTGAATACCCGCAAACATAAACATTACCAGAGGAATCTACTGCTACTGAATAGCCCTTGGCGGTATTCGCAGCGCTTAAACGTCCTTGCCACTGAATCGTTCCCGAATTATTGTACTTAGCTATTTGAAAACCAATAACGCCACTCTGCTGAGACTCCCCGCAAACATAAACATTACCAGAGGAATCTACTGCTACTGAATAGCCAAAATCACTTCCAGCTCCTCCCAAACGCCTTTGCCATTGAATTGTTCCAGAAGTATCGTACTTAGCTATTTGAAAATCAATTGAGCCACTTGCGTTTGAATACCCGCAAACATAAACATTACCGGATGAATCTACTGCGACTGATTGTCCATAATCAGTTCCACTGCTACCTAAACGTCTTTGCCACTGAATAGCTCCAGAAGTAGCGTACTTAGCTATTTGGAAATCTTCAGTGCCGCTTGCGTTTGAAATCCCACAAACATAAACATTACCGGATGAATCTACTGCGACTGATTGTCCATAATCAGTTCCACTGCTGCCTAACAGCCCAATCCAATATGAAGGAGCAATAGGCCAAGCCCCAGCGCCCTGTGCTTGCATCTGCTGGACAAGTGTCCATACCCCAGTGGCAGAACTGGTTGACGTAGTTGGTGGCGTGGCCGATATGACCCCGCCTTTATATCGCATGGACATTTATGAAATCACTTCGTAACTAATGCTATAAGTAATTCCGTTTGCCGTGCCAGAAGTCACCGTGATTGATGTGCCTTCTTGCAGGTACAACTGAGTTGTCTTGTCCACTACAATCAGCGCAGCGTTTGCCGGGACCGAGATGGTCGAAGCAATCGGAAATGCCGTACCACCCGCCGGAGAGCCGCCCTGTGCTACAGCGCCGTTAGTGTAGATTGAAACTGTGGCGTTTACAGCAGACGAGCCGTTGACGTTGGTAGCAACAATCTGATTAATCTTGAAGACTTGATTAGATGTCGCCCCGTTGGGAAGCAACACAACCGCTGACGTTCCAGACGGTGTGAGATAAGTAGTAGTGCCAAGTGCCGTCGTCGCGGCCAAAAGATTCGGATTTGCCACGATTCTTTCCTTAAGTCGAGAAAATTAGAGAAATCATTGTTGCTCTGGCTTGGGTTACGCCAGACGCCGCAGGAGCTGTACTTTGCCAAATAGTACCGTTAGACGTTAATACATTGCCTGCCGTGCCGGGAGAAACACCAGCAACACTTCCGCTGCTGTTGTACAAGACTTGGTTGTTTGTTGACGATCCAACCCCGCCGCCTTTCGAGGCAAGCAACTGCACAACACCCGCACTGTCCTTGTAGTACAACTTCCCATCAGCGGTGTTGATGTTGATTGCCAACTCACCGTTGACTAGATTAGCCGCCAAAGGTACAGCAGACGCCGTCGTGCTGTAATACAACGAGATTGGTGTGTAATTAGTCTGTGCCATGATTTACCTCAGAATGTCCCACCGGTAACCCCAAACGCAGTCCCGGTCCCGCCTCGATTGGTTGCAACAATCACACCGTTCCATGTCGCCGATGTGATAGATCCGGGGTAATCAAGTGTATTCGTTGACCAAGATGTGTTTGCAGGCGTTTGATCGTGCCTGTCCCAACTCCCAGCAGATATTGCATTAGACAGTAAAGTAACTGTTACATATCCGCCAGAGGGAACAGAAACAACTAGCGTAGACGAAGCATTGTTTACAGTAATTGCACCGCTAGACTGGTTGTTGTCAAACGAAAAGCGTGTACCGTTTGGCAATGTAGTTGCGTTTGGCAACTGAATAACTTGTCCGCCAGAACCCGTAACGTTGTATACGGGGGTTGATGCAGCCGTAAGCGTGATTGGGGTCCCAGACGCAGCGACGCTTGTAAACCCATCAAACGTAGCGTTGTTAGTGACGTTGCCGTCAGCGTCACGCAAAACCACCGAATTAGCACCGCTTGATGCCGTTACCCCGGTCCCTCCGTTGGCCACAGCCAAAGTACCTGTCAACTCCACAGCGCCAGTGGTTGGAGTGTTCGGGGTCAGCCCAGTTGTCCCGCCGCTAAAGGTTGCAACCCCTGTGCTTGCTCCTGCAGCCCAAACAGCAGTTCCACCGCTGACCGTCAGAACATAACCGTTAGTTCCAATTGGTAACCTTGTCGCGCTGTTTGCTCCGTCGCCAACAATCAAGTCACCAGTAGAAGTGATCGGAGACAAGGCATTAAACGCCGCTCCTGCGCTTGTTTGGCCAGTTCCACCGTTCGCTACATTGAGCGTTCCAGCAAGCGTCACAGCCCCTGTGGTGGCCGATGCAGGGGTGAGCCCGGTCGTACCTCCGCTTAAAGAAGTAACTCCACTAGCAACACTGCCATTCGCAGCAGCAGTAACTTGCCCTTGGGCGTTGACCGTTATATTGGCCAACGTGTAACTGCCAGCCGTGACCGCTGTGTTAGCTAACGAAATAGTCCCGGTCGTCGTTATCGGGCCGCCAGTCAATCCGGTACCGGTGTCTACTGATGTAACCCCACCGGATCCACCGATAGCGCTTGCAGTCGTCCTTACGGTCTGACCGTTCTGGACAATCGGTACAGTCTCGCTACCAGTAAGAGCACCGGCGGCAGGTAATTGGAGAATCGTGACTTGCGCAGACATTATTCTTGGCTCGGTGGAGATGGCGCAATTGTATCCAAATTGCCGTTAAGTGTAGGCACTTGTGAGTTGCCTTCCAACGAAATCTGGAACTGATTGCTACCCTCGGTCATTAGGTAATCATCATTCGCGGCCACACTCACATCTGGACGCGGGAATCTAATCGTAATCCGCTCCGTCTTCCTTGCGGGTAACCTATACGGATCAAACTGGTCAGCACAACCAGTATCGCAAACCTGCAGCCCCGGAAAGTTTGGATCTGACCTCAACACAGAATGTGGATACTTGAGACGACACCGGTCACAGATTGCGATTGCAATGTCAGAGTAACCACGAGTGTCTAGAAAGCGTGGCATTGCTAGGACGTGTAGGGGCTAATATTCGGTGCCATCGAAATCGGCGACCGATCGCGCTCTTCAGCTTCCGCAAGACCTAAATACTTCTCGGCCTGCGCCTCAAGGTACTGAATTCGATCCAATCCAACTCCGGGGAGCTCTAACGCCATACGGTGAGCTAACATCATCACCGTAGCCTCATACCATCTCTGAGGAACTTCTA